ATCGTATATATTTTGTACATCTGATGAAATTTTTAATAGATTGGAGTACTTTGAGGATTGTATATTTACCTTAGATATTTTTCTTCTTATTGAATATAGAATATTTGGTGATAAATCAATTCCTTTGATCGAAAATGAGGTTTTATTGAATACTTCATCCACTTTCGCGTTAGAGTTTATATTTTTAATTTCTACAAAATCACCTTTTCTTATAATATTATTTGATTTTGTGGTTATAGTGTATTTTTTCTCTTGAGAATTTGTCAATTCTACCGAACAATTATTATAAGTTGGGGAAGTATTGAAAATCCAATTATTGAACGAAAAATTATTATCATCATTAAATCCTAAAGATTTAACTGATATTTTTGTATTGGGATTATGATAAAAATTATCAGTGTTGGTTTTTAATTCTACTTGATTCAGTATAGAATTAATTTTAACCTTTATTACTTCTGAATTTAGGGGACTTCCATAGGCAAAGGTGTTTATTGATACTTTAGAACCATTTGAAATTGATCCAATACTACTTCTATCTACACTAAAACACCCATAAAATTGATTTACTGATTTTGATGTATATGAAACTATTCCAGAAGTTCCATCTGTATAATCAACACTCAAATGTCCATTTTTGGGAAATCCTAATGTTGAGTCTACAGTAATTACATCTGATAGTTCTGGATGATCATCAATTACTTTAGTTTTGGGGTGAATTGAAAACTCACCATAAACAGAACCATCTACACTAATATCCCTAGAATACCCCGCATCTACACTTAATTGATAATATTTTTCTCCAGATTTTGTGATAAGTGATTGTACTTTTGTAATTGGGGCATATGATTTTACATAATTTCCATATTCATATGCATCTTGATATAAAGTAAAATTCACTAAATCTAATGGATTTCCTTCCACAGACTCCACGACAAAATCATAAGTTACATTATACTGAGCATCTGATGGTTTAAATAAGTAATCTTTTGGTCTTATAATCTTCACACTTTGTCCATAAAGACATTTAAATAATATGTTAAAAGATTCATCTGTTCCTTTTGAAGAATAAAAATCTTGTCCTTGTTTAATGAAAAGTTTTTCATTGACTGAAGAATATAAATTCTTTTTCTCAAATCCGGGTAAAAGTTGATACTTGGTTTTTTTTAAAAACTCATTTAAAAATAATACACTTAAATTAATTATTTTTGAACCAGATTTATGGGCGTCTGATAGTGAAGTTTTAAATAATACTTCATCTGAAGATCCTTCTGCTTCATAAGAAACAATACCACTAAATCCTCTAACACACCCAATAAAAGAATCTTGGGATGTTTCTTTATAAGTGATGATTTCGTTATCAATTTGTAACAATCCGTATGATTTTGGAAATCCTTGAGTTCCTGTTGGATTTTTTTCCAAATCAATAGTGATTACCTCATCAAAAAATGATATATCTTCTTTTAAAATTACATCACTTATATTCTCTGCAGATGTATCAATTTTAGTGTATTGATCAATATTCTGAATCAAATCTGCAGGAGATCCTTGATATTCATTAGAAATATAATATTGCGTTAAAAATTCTGAAAAAAGAGGAAACTCCTCTTTAATATATTCTGGAAGTTGATTTTCAACAATATTAGAGAATTTAATTCTGGTTTCTGACATTTTTTTAAGATCTTACTAAATTTCCATTACCATAGCTTGAAGATACAATATAGTTTGATGCTGAAGGATCTGCTCCAGAAGAAATTTCATCAACTACCATTTCAAATAAACTGCTATTAATATCTAGTTGCAAATATAAATCCTGCAATCCAATTACATCATTTGATTTTGGAATTGCGGATATTTGAATAGTTGGTTGTCCATTTATTATTTTTTCAGTAGATATTATATTTAATGGATTTAAATTAATTATACCTTTCTTATAATCTATGGTTCCAACATTTCTCCTAACAATGGTTGGATTAGTTGAGGATTTATTTGGTAGACTGAAGAAAAATATGATCCCAGTTTCCCTATCAGTGTTTGGTATATCTGATAAGTAAAGATCTTCTTGTATCCCGGTTATTCTAAATGCAGTCGATTTAATATTGAATCCGTTTAGATCTGAAATATGAAATTGATTTCCAAATCCAATTGAATATGTTGCAAAAGAATTTGCTACTATTCTTAAATCCCTACGAATAGAAATTTTTGTAATGTTAGATGTAATTGCACTATGACTGTCATCTATAATTTTTAAAAATTTACTATATTTAAATCTTGCCCCATACTTATTCAATTCAGTAGATTTTGCATATTTATTTACATTATAGTTAATTGTAGTTAATACCTGATCTGATCCTGAAGATAAGTTAGGATTATAATAAATTTTAGAATCTGTTTCTACGTAAAGATACTTTAAATCTAGAATTTCTGGAACTATTCCTGCAACAGAATATTGCTTTAGATTTAATTTTATATTTTCTTTGATTAAATTTGGTAGAAAATCACCAGTCCTTGGCTTAATACTAATAAAAACTTTTCCATACTGAGGGGGAATCAATTCTTCTCCGCCGAAAACAGAAATGGATTCTGTTTCTGGATATACTACATTTTTGATAAGAGATTCGTAATCATTTGATGTTACTGCTCTGTTTTGAGATGCGTATATCCTTCCTGAGTATTTTTTAATAGATTCAATTTCTTCTATATCTTCTCCACCAGATGAGATTAACCCAGTTGATAACAAATAAATCCCAGAGGTAATACTTTGGTTATTTGAAGATGTCAATGTACCAGAAAAAGAAAATTGCGATATTCCATTTCCAGACTCGCCATTGGACACAATATAAGAAACTTCTATTTGATCTCCATTTTGTAGAGATTCTCCAAATACACCATCACCAAAAATTATTTCATATCTTTCATCTTCTACTTCTTGTATGAAAAATACTTTGGAATTTCCATCTATGTCTAGTATATTTTTGTGAAGCATATAATTTGATTTGATGCCATCTCTATCCACAGAGACGGAAAGTAAATCAGTATCAATACCAGGATTGGGTAAAATAAATCTTTGATTTAAATTATTAGTATTATATGCAAATTTAGTTGTAATTAGAGAACCTTCATATATTTTAACATCATCAAAAGATGCAATCCCATTGAAGATTGGTTTTGTAATATTCTCTAAGATTGAAAATACAAATGATTGGTTTGAAAATGTGTTTGAACTTGAAGATACTATTCCTTTTTTAAGAGTTATTGTAGAACTTTGTATATTCGAGTTTGAAAGATCTACAAAAAAACTTACTGTTGCTCTTGCTGATTTTTTGGATCTTGGAACATATCCAATGTTTCTCGCAAGAGCAACAACATTTTCTCTTAATGTCGCACTATCTATAAAAACCTCATTTGCAACCATATTTGCATTATATGAAGTAATATATGTATTATATGCTAATACATCTAAAATTGTAGATAAATTAGATCCTTCAAAATTATAGTCAGTAAAATTTGAGTTTGATCTCAAATAATCTTTTAGTGTTGTCTTGATCTGGTCGAAATCTAAATTTGAGAAATTTGTTAATGTCATTTATCTAGAAGGCAGTAATACAAATTCTAACTGTTGTGGTTGTACATCTGCACCAATAATTCTATAGATTATTGTTACGTTAAAAGTATTGTTATCATAATCTGGGACAGCACTAACATTAATTAATTCGACTCTTGATTCATAATTTCGAATAGAATTTTCTATTTCATCTTTAATTGTAATTGATGTGAGATCATCAACGTTTTCAAATAACGATCTTTTTACCTGAGAACCAAAAAAGGGATTAAAAAATTTTTCTCCAGGTTGAGTGAAAACAATATTTCTTATAGAACGAGCAATAGCAGTTTCATTTTTAATTCCAATAAGGTCATTGTTCAGGGGATTAGCCTGAAATGACATACTTATATCTTTAAAACCACTACTTACTCGTTCTAAAGGCATATTAAATTAAAATTTAATATTATTTATTATAGATTTTTTGTCTCATAAATTGGCTCTGTACCATATTCCCAATCATCATAGTCATTATCATTGCGAATTGTTGAATGGAGTTCGTTTTGATGAAAAAAATCATGCTTTTTTGGAGTGAGATCATCATTTGAGATCTCCCGGAGCATTTTTTGAGATGAGATTTTACTTTCCCACCCATATTCAGATGATAAATACTGAGTTCCCCATTCAGATTTCATAAAATTTTGATCTTTATCGACTTGTTTAGTCATTTTTTGCTCCTGATACTTTAGATCAGAACTTTTTACGGGGTTTCTATCCCGTTATGTTCAAAAATCGATATAAAAACCTTTTCTAAGATAATCTTGGTCCTCTATAAAAGTTAAATTTTCTATTTTCTTAACATTTTCTTCTTTCCAAACTGGAATTGCAATTGAATTTCCATATCTAAAATCAGGATTTCTCCTGAAATGAACTTCAATTAGTTTATTATCTATGAATTCACAGTTTATCCAGTCATAGTTTCCTTTAATTTTGTTTAAAACAACAGGAAACTCTATATTTTTTTCTATCTTATACCATTTATTCCACTTGTAAAGAGGATCTTCTGCATTTTTTTCGCCAACAACTACTAATGAAGATTTTTTCTGATAGAAATCCACACTTAAATGTGTTCCATTGAAGATTTCACACCAAAATTCTGCCGGATGTAGATGATCTGTTTCTTTTTCTAACCATTCTATACGAGAAAAACGTCCCATACCAAGTAAATTAATACTAGGTCGGACTATATAATACCCAGAAAAAGGAACAGGCACCCCTGCAGGTCCGCAGAGATGCCCTAGAATATGATTTAAAAAGAGTTTGTTATATACCCAAAGATCTTCATTATGAATATGTTTCCATTCTTCGTAACAATCTAGTGGATACATAGTCTTTTTAACTATTTAACCTTTACCCTGACCCCTATACTTCTTCTTACGTCCATTACGAGAAGTTGCACTGAGTAATGTGCGAGCAGAACGACCTTGACGTGTTTTCTTAGGCGCTCCAGCTTCAAATTCCTTTTTATTCATTGCCATTTTAGATTTCCTCCAATTCTATAAGTTCTGGATCAATTAGTTCTCCCGAGAAAAAAGATTCTGAGAAGTCTTGTAAAATCTCACTACATTCTTCTGCAGTGAGATTTGTATAAATTTTACGCCCTTTGTAAAGGACATTGTAAAGTTTATTCATTAGATAATACGAGTTTTCTCATGACCAACTCTAATACGAGGATCGCACCAGATTTTGTATCCCTTATCAATAGCATCAAGACAGAATGAGACATCTTCCCCACACATATCTTGAACTGCCCCAGACTCAAAAACTTGCATCTTTGGAGCAAACCAGGGGTACTCAAGATTTTCAAAAACTCCTTTCTTAATCAATACCCAACCAAAACCAGTGTAATCAACTGTAAATGGTTTCTTACGCTTTGAGATAGACTCTACGGTTTCGTGATTCATGACTCCACCATTCTTGCGGAAATCATCTTCTTCCAACCAGTGTGCGACAGAAGTTGTGTGTCCATCTTCAGTTGCATACCAACCAGCAACTACTTCACGATCTTCTCCTTCTTCATTCAAAGCAAGATCACAGAGTTGCCAGAATTTGTTAGAATCAAAGACAATATCCGAGTCAATCCAAAGTTGATAATCATATTCAAGTTTTCCGTCCCAAGGAATTTGTTTTGGTCCCCTTAGAACATTTGCTCCAAGACATTTGCATCGCGCAAAATTAACCATTGACGAATAATCTTGAGAGATCTGAATACTCATTCCATTCTGTACAATATCAAAACAAAGTTGTACAAATGCTTTCAAAAAGATAAAAGAACATCCTCGACCGGGCAAACAAAAAACAATTGATTTTCCTCGCATCCTTTCTTTAATAGCATCATAATCCCACTCTTGAGATGTAGGTTTTGGTGCTGCCGCTTTAACAGTAAAGCCCTTAGCCATTTTGTCAATTCTCCAATAGATGTTTAAAAGTTTTATTATTTACAATATAAGAAATTGTAGAACGATTAACGTCATACAGTTGTCCAAGTTTAATAGTTGTATAGTTTTGAGTATTAAACAACTTTCTTATTTCATTAACTTGATTATCAGAAAGTTTTGATGCTCCATTATTTTCGCCTTTTTGATTTCCAGTATAACATCTATCTTTAGAAACTTTATCTTTTACATTATCGAGATTAGTTCCTGCAAATAAATGCGACGGGTTAACGCATTTACGATTATCGCATCTATGAAGACAATGTAGTTCATTTAAAGGTTCTGCATAATGAATTTCATATGAAACTCTATGTGCTTTTAAAATTTTTTTATGATTACAAATATAACCATATCCATAAGCATCAACTTTACCCTTCCATTCCCAACATTGATTTTCATCAAGTATGTTAGGTAAAAAAGAAAAGAATTTTTCTACTAAATTCATAAGTTAACTAAAACCTTCAGTTCAATTTTAACAGTCTATATATGCAGTTGTCAATGTGAAGAGTTTAAACTTATTTCTTTCTGAAAAATCAATTCCTCATAGGATAAGTCTTCTATAACATAGTCAGTTTTCATAATTCCTACCATATTATTAATGGTGCTCCAAGTTGTTTCGAATTCATCCTCTTTAATAGAATGAAATAAACACTTATCTTTTGCGTAGATGTGATATATTTTTTCTGTTTGCATAAAAAATTTTTTACGAAATTTTTTTATGGTAAAGTTATTTTACCAGTGCATTATATATCAGACTAATCAAAATACCAAGAGATGTTAATGCAATTCTACTCATTTGCTTTGGATATCTGATTATCCATCCTGCAAGTATCACTCTCCAAAAATTCCAATATGGCGCTGATTTTTTCATCTCTTCTTTCTTTTTGAGGATGCTCTTTTTTGAGCAGGAGTTCTGAAGATACCAGTTGCGCAATTTTTCTTTTTCTTGTGCTTGCCTCCGAAGATTCCCCATCCGTGGCAATTTGCTTTTCTTTTTGGAGACATTTTTTTATGGAAATTTTTTTTTATGAGAGTGATAGATAGCTCGAAAAAGACATACAGTGTAGGTTAGGGTAGTGGGGCGTTTTTATATACGGGGCAACGCCCGATATAAACAATAACAAATAACATAAAATAACTGCTATAACGAATAAACAACTGACAACGAATAAGTATTAGTTATTCGTGTTGTTTATGCTAACTGCCCCCAAATCACTGTGTTATTAGAATAAAACAACGCAGTTCTTATTACTTAAGCACGACAAAAACACTACTTATATAATAAGAACTGCCTATTCTTTATACGAACTGCCGCCAATTAACGACGAATAGTAATAAGTATAAAGAATTAAGTTGTCCAGAAAGATAAAAACAATCAGACAAAGTAATAATAATAAACGAAACATCTATCAGACGATGTTTCTTACCCCACGAAAGTATAATACAACGAAGGAAAGTTGCATTGTATTATGAATCACCAGGGGGCATTGAGATCTTCTACATAACTCTTCACTGATTCTTTACTGTCTAACCCGAACAGTTTCTTCCAGTTAATCTGATGAGGATTGAAATCCTCATTTACGTTTAATTCAAGAGTAATACGATACTTATTCTTTTGTGCCTTGGGAGAAGAAATTGCCATAAGTTAAAGAACCGAAAGAACGAATAAACTCTACTGGTTAATTCTATCAGACCTTGCAGTACCCGTCAAGTATTGCCCCCACAACGAACTTGAATTATAAACGAATCTTTTCTTCTTATGATTGCTTTGATATTCTGATAAGATCGAATCTCTATACGAATCTTATCTAATCACGAATGACTTTGTGTTTATAATCTCACAATGGTGTCGCAGTATTATCTTTCTATACGAATCTTATCTAATCACGAATGACTTTTTGAGTTCTTTATTATCAGTGCTTCTTAAGAATAAGTTTCTATACGAATCTTATCTAATCACGAATGACTTTTTAATTCATTCTTCTCGTTAGTGCTTGTATCTTTATTGCTGATACGCATCTTACCTAATCACGAAACAATTATAAGTTGATACTATAAATAAACTGTCTGTTTGGGTTGCACTTAACAGATAGGGGAATGGAGTTAAATTCTCTGTTCCCTTTTGATATAAATAACACTTGCAACCCAAACCGAACAGATATGGAAAAGTTTAACTGTAAGAAGTTAAATAAAGCCTTTAATACTGATGGATTAGACTATATCCTAATAGAAGATATTAAAGAAGAATTTAACTCAATTTTCACCTTTAACATTCATAATAAAAAAGAAGTTAAAGGATTTATTAAGAAAAAAGCACAGATATTAAAAATATCAAGAAGTGGTAATGAAGATATAATCTATCAAAAAGAAAAAGTTAAAAATAACAATATTGACTCTATAAATGAGTGGATTGATAATACTTTTAATGAATTATTAAAAAAACAAAACAATCTTCTAACACATTTAGATTGGAAAAACTCACAGATAAAGAAATTTGAAAAACTTCCTCTAGGTGAATATAAAAGAATTAGGGAAAGTTTTATTGATTATATTACTAGTATTGATTGTGAATTGGAAGACAACTTATGCAAAAATCAAGTAATTAAGAGTAAGAGTCCTTGTAAAGTCAATTTAGAAAAAAGAGGAGAAAAGATAAAGGCGCATCTAAAACATCAAAAAGACAGTATTCGGAAAAATAAGAATATGCAAGACTTCTCTAAATTTATATTTTGATACAAGTTCTTGCTGTTTTTTGCAGTTCTATCCTGTGCTGATTTAATAGCAAAAAACAGGCACTTCAGTACTCTGACCCCTAAGTGAGTTTATAAGTGCCTTGGAGGGGCATACAGAAGTGTCTGGTGGCGTTTTATTTTAATGTCTGGGGAGTGCTTATACCTTGTGCCGGTTTTTGAAGTGTCCTGGGGGTATTGACAAAACAGTGCTGATGTGTTATAATACGAAATCCAAGACCGCGACAAGTATCAGCATTTACAAACAATACTACAAACTATCAATAACTCTCATATGTTTTTATTACCTTTTCCACAATTTGTGGATTTTGTGGAAAACTATTAAAAAGACAGTGTTATATAATAAATAAAACTTCAATTCATAAGAAAATGAGACAAGGAACCGTATATTTAATTACAAATCTTATTAACGATAACAAATATGTTGGTCAAACTGTAATGCAACTCAATAAAAGATGGTTAGCACATATTCAGGAAAGTAAAACATATTCAGAACGTCCTTTATATCGAGCAATCAACAAATATGGTATAGAGAACTTTAAGATAAAAATTCTAGAAGAATGTAATGAAGATGTTTTGAGTGATAGAGAAATCTATTGGATAGAAAAATTAAACACTTACCATAATGGATATAATGCTACAACTGGTGGAGAGAGTAATAATAATATCAGAGAACATATAAAAGAAAAAATATCTCAATCTATGAGTGAAATAGAACGTTCTGATGAATGGGTGAATAATGTAAGTTTAGCATTAAAAGAGAAAGTAAATCGTGGTGAAAAATGGGGATTTATGCTATGTCCAAATGAAGGAGGAAAACATGCCAAAAGAAGGGTTCAAGGAATAAATGTTAAGACTGGTAAAATAGTTGAATTTGATAGTATTACAGAAGCAGCAGAGAAAGTTAATGGTAAAAATGGTAATATATCAAAAGCAATAAAAGAAGGATTTACTGCTTATGGTTATAAATGGAAGAAATTAGATAATAGACCTATTGCTAAACCTGTAGTTGGTTATGATAAAAAAACTAATGAACTTGTTTATGAATATGAAAGTATTAGTAAAGCAGAAATTGATATAAGAGGAAAAAGGGGAACAGGTATAATTAATTCATTAAAAAATCCAGGTAAAAGTAGTTGGATGGGTTGCTATTGGTATTACACAAACTCCATCATATATCT